TGTGCGAGCCGGCGGACAACAAGAAGGCGTCCAGCGCTGGCGGAGACCTGGCCGGCATCGACCTCGTCCGCTGGGGGCTCGAGAAGGACCAGGCGGGGATCCCGCGCATCCGGTTCATCCGTGACGCTCTGCGGTTCGGGGTAGACCCGGAGCTTCAAGCGGCTAACCAGCCTGTCGAGGGCTGGGATGAGATCGCTGGGTACACCTTCGCCAGAGACGCGCACGGCGAGCTACTCGACGACCGCACCGACCCGGACGCGCCGGACCATATGTGCGACGAGACCCGCTACGTCGCCGCCGAGAACTGGAAGCGCGACAAGCCCAAGGTTGACCCCGCGCCCAAGTTCGACCAGGGCTCAATGGGCTCGATCTACCGGCACGCTGACGAGTTCAAGCCGCAGCGCCGGCACCGGCCGATGTGGAGGGCGGGCATCGCATGATTCCCCGCGACCCCGAGCGCCTGTTCCCCTTGCTGGACGCTGCCGAGCAGCAGCGCAAAAAGCACCGGGAAGGCCAGGCTAAGATGATCGCCCGCTTCCACGGCCCGTGGTGGAAGGGCGCCGGCCCGGCTCTCGAGGAAGAGTACGACCCCGCGAACGGGGCCTACCAGTACGTCTCGCTCATGCTCTCGATCCTCGTGTGGGACAACCCGCGATTCATGGTCAAGAGCAAGAAGCCGGACGGGGATCTGTGGGCTGCGGTCATGCAGCACTCGATGGATCGCTGGGCGACGGACACGGACCTCCAGGAAGCCGATGAGGCGACCGTGATGGACTTCCTGTTCAGCTACGGGGTCCTCTTGACGGAGATGGAGCCGAGCCCGGATCAGGACCCGACCGGGAAGGATCCGAGGAGCCGGCCCGTGGTGAATCGGCTCGACCCTGAGCGGTTCGGATTGGACCCGCTCTGTACGAACTTCCGTGACTCGCGGATCACGTTCCACACCTGGGTCCGGGACCGGGAGGAGCTGATCGAGCACGCGCGCGAGCATCCGGACGAGGGCTGGGACCTCGAAGCACTCCAAGCGATGAGCGGGGATGTCGGCGTCGAGAAGCTGAATCGCGACCGCGACGACCAATCGCCTCCCAGGGATGAGATCGTCGGCTACCAGATTTGGGTGCCTGAGTGGGAGACCGCGAAGGCGGCTGCGATCAAGGGCAAGGCCCGCTTCAAGTTCAACGGGACGGTGGCGGATGTAGCCGTCGCGGCGAGGACATCATGGACGGGCAGGAAGACCTACGCTGGCGCGAAGTTCATCCGGAAGCCGCGCCCCTTCTTCGGCCCCTCGTGGGGCCCCTACGCGATGATGGGGGCGTACAAGGTGCCCGGGAGCCCTTATCCCCTGGGCCCGCTCACAGCGACGGAGGGGCAATCGAGGGAGCTGAACGCGCACAAGCGGGCTGGGTTGGACTCGGCGCGGAACCGCAAGCGCATCGGCTTGGGCTCGAATAAGGACGCGCATCTGTCCGAGACGATCCTGGATACGCGGGATGGCGAAGTGGCCCTCGTGAACATGGACAACCTCGATCGCAACTTCAAAGAGGTCGAGCTTGGCGGCATGACGAACGAGCAGCGGCTCGCGATCATGGGGCTGCAATCGGACTTCGACAACGCGCTCGGGATGAGTGATGCGAAGCGTGGCGAGGTTACCGGAGTCGGGACAGCGACCGAGAACGCGATTGCTGACGCTTCGGGGAATCAGCGGTCCTCGTGGATCATCAAGCGCAAGAACAAGGGGCTGAACGACGCTTGCCGGACGGCGGCCTGGTACATCTGGAACAGCGAGGACGTTGAGATCCCGCTGCCGCCGGAGTTCGTCCAGGCGACCGGGCTTGCTTCGATGCGGGGCGGCGAGCCGCAGGGCCAGAAGAAGGACACGGTCACGGTCCAATCGGACATCGAGTTCTCGGACTTGGAGCTTTCCATCGAGGGCTCGAGCACGCGGCGACTCGATGAGGGTGTGGCGCAGGCGCGGGCGATGCAACTCTTCGAGCTGTCCGGCGCCGCCATCGAGCGCGCGGCCATGTTCCCGATGGCGAACTGGAAGGGGATGCTCGACGACGTTGGGGACGCGATGAACGTGCCAGAGCTGGGTACGAAGTCGGGCGTCGAGGCTGTCCAAGCAGCTGCGATGCAAGGGCAGCTCCCGGCTCAACAGGAAGCGGCGGCGCAGGCCAAGATGAGCGGGGACACGGCTGCTCCGAAGCCTCCGAAGTCGATGGCGCGGCCGAACAACACGGTCCAGCGCCCGCAGCCGAAAGCGAACAAGGCTCCTCAGAAGGAGCAGGGCAAGAAGGCCAGAATGGCCGGAGTAACCTGAAAATGACTATGCCGATTGGTGCGAGGTGGGTTCTCGGTGTCGCTGGCGCAACGCGCTATCCCACGAACGGGCAGGGTGGCGCGACGGCGACGGCCACCTCGTCGGAACTTGTGTCCAACAAGCCGCTGGCAATTAGCACCGCAACCTGGACGAACGCGACGCGGACGCTCACCAAGACGGGCCTATTCGCGGAATACACCTACGCTGTCGGTGACAAGGTGCAGATCGCGAGCGGTACCGGCGCGACAGTCGGCGAGTACGTCGTCGAATCGAGAACCTCGGCCAACGCGATCGTTCTGCAAACGTCCATCGGCGTCGGCGCGGACGGTCAGACAGACATTGCCGGGACGCTAACCCCGGCAGCGGGAAGCGCCAGCCAACGAGCCGTAACGATCCTGGGCATATCGGTGGGCGTTGGCGCGGCGGTCGCGATTGACGTGGTGGACTTCCTCGGGGTGGCGATCCCTGGCCTAACGATCACGCTCACGGCAGCCGGAGACATCGGCTGGTATCCATTCGGCCCGTCAGGGGTCGTCTACACGGGCGGCAACGTCGGGATCAAGTGCGGCGCCGGCGCGACAGCAACGCTCGTGTACCTCAAGGGCTAGCCATGGAAATCATTGTCAAGAACTACGAGCACGGTTCGAGCCAGCTCCCCCGGGTGTGGGATCCCAAGTACGTCGCTGCGCGCAGGCGGGCCGAGGCGAAGGCCGAGAGCGATCCGGCAAAGCGCGAGGAGCTACTCCAATCGGCGGATGAGTGGAGTCGCTCGAAGAAGGTCTGGCACAAGACCGACCGCAACGGCAAGCCGGTGTTCACGAGCAAGAAGGATGTCCTCGAGTTCCAGGCGCGCACGGGCGGCCAGTTCAGATTCGACAAGTGAGAGGAGAAAACGGAATGGGAGCAACCTTGGAGATCGTGAAGAACAAGTGCCGCTATCGGCCGGTCGGGGGCCATGTGTTCGTGCGCGTGGTGAAGCGTGAGCGGCGGACGCCGATCCTCATGCCGGAGAGCATGGAGAGCACCGCGCAGCTCTGGGAGGGGCTTGTCGTCATGGTCGGGCCGGGGCGGCTTCGCCAGAACGCTCAGAGCAACGAGGACCGCATCAGCCCTAACTGCAAGGTCGGGGATCGGGTGGTGTTCACGCGGCACTCCTGCATCAACATCGACGACGACGCTCCGGACATTTTCCTCGTGGGCGAGGACAACATCATCGCCGTTCGGATGGAGCACGAGTAATGGCCGCTCCGCAGACGATCACTCAGGACCCCGTGCGCGCGATGGCCGAGGTAGCCATTGCAGCCGGCGGCGTGACGCCGGAGGGCTCGAAGCCCGAGGGCATCAAGCGCAACGATCGGGGCCAGTTCGAGGGGAAGAAGTCCGACGAGGAGGTACGTCGGATCATGGAGAGCGAGTTCCCCGAAGAGTTCAAGCGGCACTCCCCGATGGGGAAGGTGCCTCAGGTGCAACCCAATGCCGGGGATCTACCCGCTGAGGGTGCAAAGGAAGAATCGAAGGAGTCCAGCGCGCCGCCGGACAGGGAGTTGGCGAAAGCCGATGCATTCCTGTCCTCCCGCGCGAAGGTGTCTCCTGCGGTTCTGTCCAAGCTCGACGCCGATGGTCGGAAAGCTCTGGCAAAGGAGCTGAAAGAGTCGGTGGCCGAGAGACAGCGATTGACGCAGCAACTTGCGGACATTCAGAAGGCCAGCCCGACGCCGAAAGTCGAGCAGGCGGAACGCGGATCGACGGTCAGCCAACCGACCGATTCCCCGTCGCTTGCTCCACTCAAGAAGGCATTGAAGGGCATCGCTGACCTGTATGGCGAAGAAGCGGCGGCACCCCTGGACGAAGCGTTCATGTCGCTTGCCTCCCGGCTGGATCGCATCGAGGGCAACCTCGTGCGCGATTCCCAGTCGGCGACGCAGGGCCGAGTGAACGAAGCCAGGGAGGCGTTGCAGGAGCGTATCCCGCAACTGGAAGACGACGATCTATTCCCCGAGGCGTTCAAGGTCGCGGCGGCGCTGGAGCAGGCAGGAGTGGGCAATTCGTCCACACTGGCCGGCACGAAGGCGCTGCTCGAGAAGGCCGCGAGCGTCCTGGGATGGAATGGGGTCGAAGCTTCCGAGCCACAGGCAGAGAACGACGATTTGGCATCGCTGCGCAAGAACGGCACAGCGTCATCGAGTTCGAAGCCGGGGCGTAAGGCTCCGTTGACGAAGGACGAAAAGGCGGAGATGGCGGCACGGTTCGCCATGGATCCGACCATTTCCGTCGAGGACGCGCGCCGGAGGCTTGCGGGGATGTAGAGAACACACACAAAGGCAGTAGCGAATGGTTGGCATGTCCGCGTTCGCCCGGTTCCAAGACATTACCGGGCCGACGTACTACTCCTCGAAAGAGGAGTGCATCAACGACGCGCAGAAGCAGAACACCAACACGCTTGGTTACCTGCTTCGCGGTCAGCAAATGTCCGACACGTTGCAGGGTGGCTCGTCCATCCGCGACAACATCACCCTCGGGGTTACCCGCATCGCGCGGTTCTACTCCGTGGACGAGACCGAGACGTACCAGGCTCCTCAGCCGACTACGACCTGGATCGGGTACTGGCGGTTCGCTCGTACCTATGTCACCTGGACGGATCAGCAAATCGAGCTGAACGACATCAGCGGCGACCTGACCCACATCTTCAAGAGCGAGTGGTACAAGATCCAACAGGAGATGTGGACCGACTGGTTCAACTTCCTCGAGGAAGCTCTCTGGGCTGTTCCGAACAAGACGAAGATGGAGGCCCAAGACGGGACGGACTTCATGTCCATTCCGTCCATCATCAACGAAGAGACCAACGGCTTGGCCGTCCCGGGCGCCGCGAACGGCGGAACCTGGACCACGGTGCAAAGTGTTGCCCCGACCGATTCGGGCAAGGGCAACTGGGTTCCGACCCAACAGAGCTACGCGGCGCTGATCGCGACGGGCGGGGCCTCCGGCCTCGTTTCCGCGTTCGACAAGGCGTTCCTCAAGACGGACTTCTCGCCTCCGCCGATGAAGGCGGAATACTACGAGAGTGCGACGGCGCAGCCGAGCGGGGCGATCTTCACCTCGCTCCAAGGCGTCGCGAACGCGCAGTTCGCGTATCGCTCTGAGAACGACCGCTGGGTTTCCATGTGGGACCCCTTCGGCCGTCCGATGTACGGCGGGCGTCCGTTCGTCTTCATCAAGCAGCTCGACACGGCTCAGATCTTCCCCACGGGGACGGCTGGCGCGTACTCGACTGAGCTTGTGACCACCAACACGAAGGGTGGCCCGCGCTACTTCGGTGTCCAGCCGAAGTACCTGCGCATGGTCTTCAAGAACACCCGTTTCCAGAAGGACTTGGGTGAGCTGACTCCCTACGACGCGCCGCACCGGCACAGCCGGCCGATGGACACCTGGGGCAACCTGGTCGCCCGTTCGCGGATTCGTCACTTCATCGTGTATCCCTCGACCAACATCACCTCGGCCTGATAGCGGAGACATAGACAATGCAGTTTCTTCCGAACTCCTACGGTGGGATGGGACTGATCCCTCTCACCCTCAAAGGCCGCGTGTGGAACCGTTCGGGTGCCACGCTGACGGTCGGCGAAGTGGTCATGACGGATACGCTGGCGCTCGACCCGGAAGACGGCCAAGTGGCCGGCGACCTCGGGACGATCTCCGGCGTTTCGTCCGTGACCTCGAACCCCGGTGCGGATGCCTTCCCGCTGAACAACGTCATTACGCCGACCACGGCGGGACTCGGCGTTCTCGGCGGGGCGACGGCGGACCCGGGCTACTGGTTTGGTCTCGTGATCAGCCTCGGCGATGTTGGTACCGGCGCGGACAACACCGTGGTTGAAGTGCTGTGGCAGGGCCGGGGCGTCGCCAAGATGGCCGCGACGGTCGGCACGGCGCAGTACGGCAAGCCTCTCGTGGCGGCGAACGGCGTTCGGACGCTGACGCTCACCACGGCGGCTGGCACGAAGATCATTGCTCGACTGGAGCAAGACACCACCACGGCCAACACCAACGCGAACGTGCTGTTCGACGGGCTCAACGGCTTCGGCGTCCAGGCCGCGAGCTAGTGAAAGGCGGCGGGGGCTGGAGCGATCCGGCCCTCGCCGAACACACCAATGCCTAGCACCAAAGCACTAGAGGTGTACGTCGCGCAGACGTATGCACCCAAGGCGAGCCCTACCTTCACGGGGACGGTGACTCTGCCCTCTGCAACGCAGCTTTCCAGCCCGGCCCTGATGACTCCGGTTATCTCGGGCTCTCCGAGCGGGGACGGGATCGCTCAGTACGTCGAGGTCACGGTCACGGCGGCTCAGACGAAAGCGCTTCGGGCTACTCCGAAGGCTGTTCTGGCCGCTCCCGGCGCCGGCAAGGTCATTCAGGTTCTCGGTGGCACGCTTCTCCTGGACTACGGGACGACGCAGTTTGCCGAGGACGCTGGCGGATCGAACCTGGGGCTGCGGTACACGGATGGCTCCGGGGTGAAAGCCTCGGATGACATCGAGATGACCGGGTTCATTACTCAGGCCGGCGACTACGCAACGAGCGTCACCCCGAAGACGGACGCGATCGTGGCGAAGGCCGGCGTCGAGAACCAAGGGCTCGTCCTCCACAACGTGGGCGCCGGTGAGATCGTCACCGGCGACTCGGTCTTGAAGCTCAAGGTCGTCTACACGGTCTGGAGCACGGGCTTCTAGCGATGGCTCTCCGCGCCTCCGAGCTTGTTGCACACTTCGAGCACGCGCTCGGAAACGCGGCCATCGACAACTTCGCCACGCTCTCGCTTGTCAATCAGGCGGGGGCGTGGCTCTGTTCCTCTCACTCCTGGAAGCATCTCGAGCGCCCCCCGTACCGCTTGAACCTTCGAGGGACGATCACGATCACGGCGGCGACTTGGACCGAAGCAACGCTCACGCTGACGGTGACGAGCCCGACGACAGCCTTCGCGGACTACGCTCTGCTCGATGGCGACCAGGTCGAGATCGAATCGGGCACGGGCGCGGATCCGGGCTTCTACGACGTTCTGTCGGCGACGGCCTCGGCCATCGTTCTGCGCACGAGCATCGGCTCGGCGGCGAACGGGCAAACGAACATCGCGGGCGAGCTGGCGCTTCCGAGTGCCCGGCTTCCGAGCGACCTACAAGAGCTGATCGACGTTCAATGCTGCGGCGTCTCCGGCTCGAACGTGACGCTGCTCACGCCTGCGGCCCTGATCAACATCAAGGCCGATAACACGGTCTCCGTGGATACGGACTTCTACGGGGCTGTCCTGTGGGGCGCGAGCGTTGGAGTGGACGGCGGGGCTCCGATCCCGAGGCTCGAACTCTGGCCGCCTCCGAGCGTCGATGCCAACTTCTCGATCATGGTGCATTACCGCGCCGGCTGGCAACGGCTGACGCGGGATGACCTCTACTCGAACACGCCGGACTGGTTCGATTCACTCGTGATACAGGCCATGCGCCAGTACGCGCGCGGCTTCGAGAAGCACACGATGGATGAGGAGCTGGCGCGCCTCAAAGGCTCCGTCCTCTATGCGGACGCGCAGCGCAGGGATGGCGGGATCCAGCGGCGCCTCGGCCGGTATCGAGGTGGGGCGGTGCAGCAACGCATGGCGCACGGCGATCCCAGGGTCGGTAACTGGATCATCGAGCTACCCTGATGGCCGGCGCACCCCTCAAGCTCGTGTATCCCTTCGGAGGTCTCAGCGAGGCGTTTGGCTTCGACGAGCAGCCCCCGAAGACGGCGCGCGAGATGCGCAACATGCGCGGGATCGACCCCAAGACGGGGCGACTCCGTGGGGCGTCGCGCTCTGGATTGACTCGGTTCATGGACGCGGCGCTCGCCAATGCGCCGGTAAAGCGCATCGAGCAGATCACCTACGATGCCCCGAACCAGACGTACACCGATCTAGGCAATGCTCTGGCGACGGTCTGGAGCAAGGCCAATCCGTCGAACCGAGACAGTTACGCGCTCGACCTTGACAGCCAGTCGAATCTGTACGTCCTGGATGGAGCGGCCGGTGTCGTCAAATACAACAGCTCGGGCGTCAAGCTGTTCAAGATCGCGCTGACGACGGACGGCAAGCGGGATGTCTGCAAGGCGCTACGGGTGGATCCGGTTACCGGGTTCATCTACGTCGGCGTCTCGGATGGGAACAAGTCCGAGAAGGGCAAGCTGTTCTGCTATCGGCAGAAGGACGACAACGAGACGGACAAGGTTTTCGAGGTTGAACCGGGAGGCTTCGTCCAGCAGCTCCGGATCTACCAGCGGGAACTCTATGCGCTCCTGAACTTCCCCGACCGGGGCCGGGCGTACATCCGCGTTTATGGGCTGATCAACACGACGGACCCCGAGCAGACGAAGCAATGGGAGGTCCCCTACCCCGCCAATGACTTCGATATCTCCGCGAAGGATGGCGCGGTGTTCGTCGCATCCGATGTGAACACGCAGCGTGGATTGGACCCGCGCTCCCCGTTCACAACGCAGAACTCGACCGACTGGACGCCTTACGACCTCGACAACTACAAGAAGCGGATCTGGGCCTGGCACGATTCGACGGTGCGGGAGACGTTCGCGCTTGAGCCGCTGAACTCGGACTCGGGCGACGATGGCGCGGAGATCATCGCGTGGCGGTGCAAGCTTAAGACGGGGCGCGACTGGTACGCGAACCACGGCATCTCCTCTCGGCCGAAGGTGCCCGATCGAGAGGCCGGGCCGGTGTACCGAGCCGAGGGCTTGAACGGGATGCCCACCGTCTCGTTCACGGGCGCCGTCTACGACGGCGACGGACCCGCTGCGGTGGCTGGCCGAACGATGGTCGGCCTCCCGGCCTCTTCGACTGACCGCGCCTACCGCCGCGAACAGCTCTCCCCGATCCCTACCTACAAGGGCGCGCAGTTCGCGGTGTTCATGGTCGTCAAGTGCGGGATCGACGACGAGATCCGTGGGCTGCTCTCTGCCCCCAGGATCGACACGAGCGGGCTCAACCGGTTCCGTGGGCTCGTCATCAACCGCCGCGACGATAACGACCTGCCCGGAGCCGTCGCCATGACGGGTTCGGTGGACCTGCACGATGTAGCTGGAACCGCATCGGATACAGGCCAATCGACACCGGACGCGCCGGCTCCGAGCGGGCCGAACGGCGTGGCTCCCGGGCCGCTCTCGAACACGGGCTGTGCGGTCTTCACATGGATCTGCGACGGCGGCATCCACGACGTTGCAGGCACAGCCACGCGCTCGCTGTGGAGAGTGAACGGGCTCGCGGTCGATCGCTATCAATCGCCGGACTCTTGGTACACGCGCGAATCCGTGACGCTCGGCATTGCGCACTTGGGAAGCTCTGGGCACTCCAGGTTTGCCGGAGAGGTGTGTGAGATCCTGGTCCTGGCCGACTGGCAGAACCAGAACGGCGACGTTCAAAGGCTCATTACCGCTCCGACCTACCCCGATTCCAACTGGGCCGCGAACGGAGATACTGAGGTCGAGCGGATCGAGGGATACCTCGCGCACAAGTGGGGGATCGCACACGAGTTCTGCACCGGACAGGCAGCATGGGCCACGTTCAACGCGAACCCTGCGAACCTCGACACGCTGACGATCGACGGGAAAATCTACCGATTCGTCAACACGCTCTCCCAGGCGAACGATGTGAAGATCGCGGGCAACGTCCGGCAGACGGCCGGCAACCTCTACCAAGCGATCAACCGAATCGGCGATCCCGGGACGAGCTACGACCGGCGCACGCTCAAGCACTCCACGTTCATTGCCTGGGCACCCGTCGAGCAGAACCCAAGCCAGCTAACGCGAATGGCGATTCGCTCGATATCGCCCTACTATGCGCAGGTTGCTCTCGCGACATCGACGGGCTCCGGGTCAATCGTCTGGAACGCCGGCAACACCTCGCTGACGATCAATAGCGCAGGCACGGCGAACGGCTGGCATCCCCATCCGTTCACGCTCAAGAAAACGACCAACTCCCGTGGTGGTCCTCCAGGAACAGGGGCGGCGGGGTCGAATACCCAAGCTCAAATATCTGCATCGTATCTACTCCAAAGCCCCTACACCCAACTCAGCAAGTGGAGTGGAAATGCCGGCAAACTCGAATGGATCGCTACCTCGGGCTACGATGTGGTGGCCTCGGTGGCCTCCGGGAAGGTGTCAACCGCCGGGACTGGACTTGGTGGAATTGGATACGGCGTCCGCACCAATTCCGAGGGGGAAATCTATTCGGCTGGGCCTCGCCAGGCGACGGTCTCAGGCGATGAGGCGATCATCGCCGACGCGATCGACCTTCGGAAGTTCGGAGACACGGGGACCGCTTTCGTAACTGCGGACGGCGGCAACGGCGACCCCTGGCAGGTTGCGCTGTTCTCGACCTCCACCTCGTTTGAGTCGTCGCTCCTCCGAATGGACGTGGACGCCTTCGATAACGTCTACGTCCCGGTTTTCTGTACCGCCGTCGGGGACACCTTCAAGGATATCTCCCTGGTTGGGTATCGACGGGCATCTACCGGAGTCGCAGCCGGCGTCCAGTTCTTCAAGTACACGGACACCCACGAGGCGTATGCGACGGTCGTTGACACAAGGAAACCGAAGTTCCCGCGCGGCGACACGATCCAGCATGGGGAGTTCGTCTACCTCGCTACGAAGGTGCTCTCTGCTGACACCACGTTCCTGTCGGCCTTCAAGCTCCGGCAGCTCACGACGACGAACACGAGCGGCTCGGTGCGCACGACGGTTCAATTCGCTGTCTGCAACGGCGACCTCTCGACAATCTCCCTTGGTGGCACGGCGACGCTGATAACTGGGACATCGTTGGACTCGGCCGCGCAGTTCGTGGATTCGGCCGTCCTCTTCAACAACGTCTTTTTCACGGACGGCTCGAAGCTCTACGTCTACAAGGCGGATGAGGCCACGTTCGCTGTCTACGAGCCGACGAGCCCGGGTCAGTTCCTCCCTCGATGCAAGCTGCTCGGATCCTGGAGGGGCAGGCTTGTTGGCCTGCGCTCGGCCGACAACGCGCACGATTGGTTCATGACGGAGCTGGGCGATCCGTTCAACTGCGACCTAGCACCATTCACGATCACGGAGACGCAGGCCGTCATGGGGTCGGACTCCAGGGCTGGCCTCTCGCCCGATGTGATTACCGGCTTTGCGCCGGTCAATGATGACCTCGCGATCTTCTTCGGCGATCACTCCGTTCAGCGCATGACGGGCGATCCCATGTCGGGCGGGGAGTTCCATCCGATCTCTCAGAACACGGGTGGAGCCTTCGGTCGGGCCTGGGCGCGCGACCCGAACGGGATGCTCTACTTCTTCGGGTCTCGAGGAGGCGTCTTCCGGACGGCCGGCGAGGGCGTCCAGGAGATGACGAAGGCGCGTATCCCTCGAAGGCTCGCCGACGTTGACCTCACGACGAACCGGGTAGAGATGGCCTGGTCGGACGAGGAGGACGGGCTGCGCGTCATGGTCGTTCCGTATGGGAATGGCGGGACGCTGCTAGAAAGCTACTTCTGGGAGCGGGCCACGGACGCATGGCTCCCGGACAACTACGGCAAGGTTGGCTCGACGAGCGTTCAGCCGACGTGCGTATTCGTCTTCGACGGCGACGAGCCGGACGATCGGAAACTTGCCTTCGGATGCGAGGACGGGCGCATTCGCTACCACGATCGCGATGCGACCACGGACGACACGGCGATCATTGATAGCTACGTCCTGATGTGGCCGTTCGTGCCGGACAACGAAGGGCGGAAGTTCCGCTTCTCGAGCTTCGAGATCGTGACGGACTCTGCGCAGGCGCCGCCGAATTGGTACCTGTACGGATCGGACTCGGCGCAGAAGACGATGGAGGTCAAGGCGCACGGGCGGTGCAAGCCGGGCCGCTCGAAGATCCTTGTTCCAATCTCCGGGGCTGCGGTTGGGCTTGCTCTTGGCCTTGCAGAACGTGACGGGCGCTGGGCGTTCGAGGCGGCGCGGTGCGAGGCCGAGGCAATGGGAATCACGAGGGTGCTCACTTGAGCGAACCGGTCCCGCATCGCCAGGACGGCAGGCAGAAACGTGGCGGGGACGCTCCCTCGCTGCGTAACGACCCGAGGCGTCGAAGGAAGACGATCGAGGGCGTGAGCCATGAGGCTCAGAGGGAGGGCGTCGGCAGAGACCAGCTCGGCAAGCTCAAGGCGAGACTGGATCCTCGAGGTGGCCTGGAGACGAACCCCGAGGGCGAGCTGCGGGTCGATCTCTCGAAGGTCTCCCCGGTCACCAATGAGTTCAGCTCGACGTTCGTAGGCGGCAGCGGGACGGGCGGTGGTGGTGGTGGGACGGGTGGAACCGGCCCGGCTGGACCTCCTGGCCCTCCGGGAGCGGATGGAGCGACGGGACCCGCTGGCCCTCCCGGCTCGGATGGAGCGGATGGAAACGATGGCGACCCCGGCCCGCCCGGAGCGACTGGGCCGGCTGGAGCGACAGGAAACACCGGCTCGGCTGGGCCCGTTGGGCCGGCGGGCAACCCGGGCTCTGACGGCGCCGATGGGCAGGACGGGGATCCTGGTCCGCCTGGACCTCCTGGCCCTCAAGGCACGGCCGGAGCTACCGGAGCGACCGGCCCGGGCGGTCCGCCTGGGATGGACGGCTCGCCCGGTATCGACGGCGACCAAGGCCCTCCAGGGCCCACAGGGCCTCAGGGAGCCACGGGAGCAACCGGGGCGACTGGAGCCACGGGGCCGCAGGGAAACCCAGGGGCGGACGGCTCAGACGGCACGGATGGCGACGTTGGGCCGGTCGGGCCGCCAGGCCCTCATGGCGCGCAGGGCCTTCAAGGTCCGCCCGGTGACGATGGATCGGACGGCGCGCAAGGCGACCCAGGACCGCAGGGCCCGACCGGAGCCACGGGCGCAACGGGTTCGGCTGGGGCGAACGGTGTCCAAGGGACGATGGGTCCGCCTGGCTCTGACGGTGATCCGTGGTGGACGGACGACGACAACCGACCCCCTGGAGTGGACGACGCGCGCAATGCGATGGGCTCGTTCCGCTGGGGTGGGGTTATCACACCTCCGGCGATCGCTGTCTCTCAGAACGACTACAGCCCGGCTGGTCTTGGCTCGGCGACGGTGATCCGGCTTTCGGCGAGCGCGGGCTCGCTCGAGATCACCGGGCTGGATTCGTCTAGCGCGCGTGACGGCGAGTGGAAGATGCTCGTCAACGTCGGGACGGTCGCGATCACGCTGCCGCACAACGACCCCGGTTCGATTGCGGCCAATCGGTTTACCTGGCCCTTGTTCGGCCTCGACCTGAGCCTCTCGGGCGCAGCCTTCTCAGGCTTCCTCGGGGATTGCGTCATCATCCGCTATGACAAGACGCTCGGGTGCTGGGGCACGGGGACGATGGGAACCCCGATGCCGCACGGTCCATCGCACGTCACGGGCACGGACGACGTGCCGATTGCCCTCGGAGCTACTGGCGCTGTCGGCGGGCGCAAGGGCATCCTCCCTGCTCCAGACGCTGGGATGCAAACCTACGTCCCCTATGGGCGTTCCCCAGGTGGCTCCCTCAATGACATCGAGTGGGATGTCTCGGGGATGGTGGATCTCTCACCGAACCTGAGTTTCGACATTCCCACGGGGAACGCGATGTATTTCCCCGATCGGTGCGATATCGGCGCCGCGATTGACGCTGAGATCGGCGCGGACGCCGTCTTGGAGATTGGCTGATGGGCCTGATCCTCAATTCGGCTGCCGCTCCGAGCACCCCGTCCTCGAACAAGGCGCACGTCTACCTCGACACGACCGAGGAGACGCTGCGCTACATGGACGACACGGGCTCGATCCGGACGCTCGCCTCGAACGCGCTCTGTTCGATCACGGCCAACTCGGGCGCGATCAACACGACTGAGACGATCATCGTGGGTGGGCTCAATAACTGCCGCATCTACGCGAACATGCTCAAGGTCGGGAGCGTGATCCGAGCGACGCTCCAGGGCACTTGCACATCGAGCGCGGCGAACGCATCCACTTGGAGGTTCAGGCTTGGCACGGCCGGCACGACCTCTGACGGCACGATCGGATCTGCGGCCAACTCCGTTGCTGCGGCCTCGGGTACTAACATCCCGTTCCGGGCCGAGCTGACGCTGACGGTTCGCACGATCGGTGCCTCGGCCACGCTCGCCGGCTGGCTCACGCTCGTCAATACCGGCGTGACAGGCATCTCGGCGGTCGAGTCTCAGACGGTCGAGCTGACAGCGACGGCCTTCGATTCGACGGTCGCCAACTGGCTCGAAGTCACTTACGTCGCGGCGGCCTCGACCACGACATCCACGTTCAAAAGCGCATTCATCGAGCTGGTCAAGCTCTAAGGCAAACTCATGGCATATCCGAACCGAATTGGTAAAACGATCGTGGCTCTGAGCAGCACGCTCACGACGAATATCCTCAACTGTGCGATCACGTCGCTGGCGGGCCCGGTCGGCTTCACGGCCACGCAGCCCTACCTGATCCTCAATCGGATCCGCGTCGTGAACAAGCACGCTTCGATCGCAGCTACCTTCAACCTCTACATCGGCGCGACGGGCGCGAACGCGGCCGGCACGGAGTTCCTGGCCTTCACGAGCCCGGTTGCGGTGGGCTCCTACTACGAGGCATTCCCCAAGGTCCGCATGGACTCGACGGACTTCCTGGTTGGTGGATCGAACACGGCGACGGCCTTGACGATCGAAATCGACTGGGAGATTGGGTTTAGCTGATGCCGCTCCCTAACCCTCTCACGTTCCCGATCCGGATCTCGAGCATCGTCTCGTCTGGTCCGGACTCGTCGAACAAGTACCGCTTCACCTACAAGGCCGAGCGGCAGAACCCGCCGAACGGCAACTCGGCCACGATCGCAATCGAGGTGATCGCCGACAACGCGGACGACTACCCGACCGGGCAGAACCTCACCTTTTCGCTGACGACGATCCCGTGATACCTCTCCTCCTCTTCCTCCTTCTCCTCACAGGACTCATTCTCATGGCACAAGCATCTGCAATCCTGGCCAAGCTCTCCGAGGCCAACACCCACCTGGACGCGCTCATTGCTCAGGGCGCCAACTCCATCCCCCCGGCGCAGTCGGACGAGATCATGGCTGCGGCGACCGCGCTGGACGAGAAGATCGTTGCGGCGATCGTCCCCTAGTTGACCAATGGCCGAGGACGAAGGCTCAAGCCTCAACGGCAACGGGCGGCGAGCGTGGATCTCGAAGGACACGCTCGTTCCCCTTGGGGCCCTCATGGGCTTCGCGTTGTTCACTTGGTGGGCGAGCGGCAAATACAACGACCTGATCCTGATGATGAACGAGAACGCCTCGAAGGTAGCCACAAAGCTATCGGACGATCGGCGCGAGACGGCGCTGGAACTCCAGGCGCTCCGGTTCACCCTGGAGGCGCAGGGTCAGCGGATCGAGCGAATCGAAACATCCGTAAAGGAACTGAGCCACAAGGGCGAAAAGTGACGGAATCCTTGTGTGACGAAACAGGTTGCCTGGCGGTTAGCCCTAACGGTGATGATCGCTTCGGTGCTCGTCATGCAGTACCAGCAGGTCCGCATCTTGGAAAGGATCGCATTCTCAATGGCTGACGTACCCGCAAAGGCTCTCACGACTTCCTGGAAGCACAACGGCGAGGTGGTCACGGTGACCACCACGAAAAACATCGGCGAGTCGGACGCGGCCCTGCTCGTTCGACACACCCAAGAGGTCGCAACGAAGCTCGAAGAATACCCGATCAACTAGGAGCCCTATGTTCGCAACCCTACTTCTTGCCCTTCTCATCCAGCCCGCTCGGCCACTCACCACCGTTCCGATTGACACGGGCTGGCAGCTCTCGACGGACCAGCTTTACCCGAACAACCCGCCGACGTTCCAGTACCTCGTGCAAGCTGCGCCAGCTGGAACTACGTCCGTCACGGCTTGCCTCACGATCGAGGGGCACCTAGCGATCCACGCCGAGAACCTGTCGAGCACGCCGATCTGGGGCAACGGGGGTGTCTCGCAGCGCACGGGGCAGTCGAACGACGCGGCCGGGCAAGATCGGTGGTGGAACCCGACATCGGGCGCGTTCTGGGAGATCCCCGCGTCGAACCCGCTCCAGCCTGGCGAATCGCGCACGCTCCTCATGGACTGGTCCTCCGGCCCGGTGTGCCTGAACCTCACGAACGTCCAGGCGTGGATCTCTCAAAGCGTTGCCGTCACGAAGTACGGCCAGTTTGACGACTACCGGCCGAACCTGTGCAACCTGCGCGGCGTGCCGGTGAATTGCAGCGATTACAAGATCCCGGTCAACGCGGGATTCTCTCTCTACATCCTCCACGACTACTGGCCCCACGGCTACCAAAGCGAGGGCCGGCTGCATGGGTGGATGGAGTACCAATGACCCCTACTGAAAGGACAACGATGTCTCTCAACCCTACGACTTGGAACTGGAAGACGCTGGCCGGCTGGATCATCACGGCGCTGGTCGTGATCGCGCTCGGCCCGAAGCTGATCGACTTCGCGATTGGCCTCCTGAACTCCTTGAAGGGCCTGCTCTCGTGAGGTCCGACAAGTACGACCGCTTCGTGTGGGTGCTCCTGGGGCTTGTAGTCGTGGGCCTGTGCGCGTTCGCGACGGGATGCACGACGCAGGATGAGTTCCGTGCGACGGCAGCCTCCCTCGAAGTCACCTACGGCGTCGGGGACGGCAGCCTCGAAAGGGGCGCGAAGGACCTCGACACGGACTCCTCGTGGTGGGCGTTCGGCGTTCGGCCGTTTGCCTACTGGGATATGAAGATGCGGGCGCAGATGAACGCGCGCGCGATTCTGGAGCAGCGATACGCGGAGCGTCCGCCGCCTCCGGCTGAACCTCAGGCACCGTGCGAGCCGAAGCCCAAATGACGATTGATCGCGCCTACGGCGTGGCTACCTACACCGTTATTGGGCTCATGTTCGCGGCGGTCGCGTTCTGCCTGTTCTCGATGACGGGGTGCGCGAGCACCTGGGCATCGATCAAGTCCGCTGCGGCTCCGGCGGCCGGCGCGGCTGGCGGGGCCCTCGTGGGCTCCGCTGCCGGCCCGTTCGGCACGGTGGCCGGGGCCGCAGCCGGAGCCGTTGTCGGGGATGGCATCGAGGAGAACGCCTCGCTCCGTTCCGGTGAAACGGTCGGAGAGGGGGCGCTCGATAACGAGCTGGAACGCTGGAAGGGCTGCGCCCTCCAAGCCTCCGAGCGTGCGTCCCTGGCGGAGCAGGCGAGTGACTTCGCTTCGCTCGGAATCAAGCTGGGCGTGGGCGCGTTCGTGCTCTGGTTCCTATTCCGCTCAAGGCACAACTTCCGCGACCTCGGCATCTGGAACGGGCTTCTGCATTCGATCTTCGGCGGCGGCGTGGGCAAGGCAATCGGGAGGTAACTATGGCACTCAGCGGCGGATTGATGGCGGGCGCCCTCGGCGGAGGGGGCCTCGGATTCCTTGGAGGGGGCGGAGGGCTTTTCGGTGACGATAGCTCCCGTGACTTGCGCCGGCTCCTGGCGCAGATGCAAAGGCAGCAAGCGCTCAACTTCACCCAGTCTCAGAGCTACCAACTCCAGGGGCTCGACCAGCTCAAGGGCTCCTATGACGAGGCGCTAAAGAACGTTGGGAGAACTGGGCTGGCCTCGAAGCTCGGCATCGAAGCGGCCGGGCAGCAAACGCAGGGGAAGATCCAACAAAGCTATACCAATCGCGGGCTCTCCAACTCGACGGCGATGGGATCGGTGCAAGCACTCGGAGCGGGCCAGACCGCGCAGGCGCTCGCGGGTGTCGATCAAGCGGTCGCCAACGCGAAGGCCGGGCTCCTGACCTCAAAGGGGCACGCGCTCGACTCCGCCTATCGAGGGCTGTCCTCGCTCGCGCAGAATCGAAACCAGGCGGAAATGGGGCTTGGTTCGATGGCCTGGAACCAGCTCGCGAACCAGCCGGGAGAGGCGGAGCAGCTCATGGCCCTCTTCCAGACGGTCGGCCAGTTCCTCCCGTTCGCCTTCATGGGTGGTGGTGGTGCGGGAATGGCTGGCAGCTTTACGCCGATGATGGGGATGGGTGCTTCCTAATGGCGTACCTCTCGGGGCTGTCCTCCCTCGGCAAGAAGCCCTCTCCCGGGCTTGCTGCCATTACTGGATTTGGGCAAGGCGTCCTCAAGGGCATTGAGACAACCGAGCAGATCAAGGCGCAGCGCATTCGTTCGGCGGTGCTCCAGCAGGAAATGGCGCTGCGTCAGCGGGCGCTCCAGCACGGGCTGGACAAGGAACAACAGGTTCAGGATTGGTCCCGCTCGCTAGGTGAATACCAGGCGTGGAGGGCGGGAACCGAGGACGAGATCGAACAACAAGGGCCGCCCGCGCCCGAGCAGAACGTGGATCCGGGCTTCGTGGGCCCGCAACCGCAGGCGGCTGGAAAGCTCGGGCGCTCGCCGAACTTCCCGGCGATTGACCAGAAGCTCATGGATCTGGCGCGGACGATTCCGGACGCGCGCACGCGCGATGCGTTCCTCGAGACGGTCGCGCAGGAGGAGAAGACGCGCGCGGCGATGAAGTCTCGCGACTCGCTCCTCCAGGAGATCAAGAACCGCAGGCTCCAGAAGGGCTATCGCTCGACGACGATCGACGGAGCGGAGGACGTTGCCGGGGAAGAGATGGCGATGTCGTTCGAGGAGCAGCTCTCGCAGCTCGACCCGACGACGGACCCGGATGGAGTGGCTGCGGTCGCGGACAAGATCCGCGAGGACGATCGCAACTTCCGCATCGACGCCGCGCGGAATAACGTCCAGATCGGCAAGCGGATGAAGACCGAGGCCGACCTGGACATGCAGATCCAGGCTCGGGAGTCCGTCCCCGGGTATGACTCCTCGGAAGCGCGCACGCTCCAAGCTCTCTGGAAGCAGCACCTAATCACGGACGCGCAGCTCGGGCAGATGCTCCCGGACGCGCTCAACGGGACGCTCGCGCTCAAGGCGCAAGTGCAACAACTCCAGAAGCAGAACGCGGAGATGCAGCTAGAGCGAGCAAAGCTCCAGATGGAATCGGAGCGCCTGTCGATGCCGACTCAGGAGGATCGCGCCATCGAGCGTGGCGGGAAGATCCAGGATATGTTCCGCACCAAGGCTGAGACTGAGCGGATCAAGGCCGACACGGCGCGGATGCGCGGGCAGGGTGTCGGGTCGGACAAGCGCGACATCGGCCCGCGCGATCGGGTGCAGTTCATTTCCGACTACATCAAGGACGGGCAGAAGGCGAACTCCGAGGCCGTCATGCCCGAGGATCGCAAGTCCATCGTCCAGCTTCGCAAGGAGGCGATCCAGGCGTGGGATGCGATCGTGAGCGGACAGGAGCCCGAAGGCGAGTCGCTCCGACCCGTCTACGACGAGATCAAGACGAAGGCCCGCGCCGAGGGCTGGGATCGTGACGAGATCATCAAGGCGTTGAAGGCCGCCGGCATCGACCCGAACGCTCCGCCTCCGTGATGGCTCAAGGCAAGACAGCCATCGACGACATCCTGGGCGGCGGCGGATCCGTCACGGCCCTGGACGACATTCTCGGCCCGCAGGAAGAGGGCCCCGGATTTGTCGAGACTGTCCGCCACCCGAGCGCGATGGCCGCGCGCGGTCTCGCCTCAACGGCTGGCGGAGCCGTGGCCGGCGCGCTCGCTCCCCCGCAGGGTGTGGTCGAGGGTGTCCAGGGGTTGATCCAGCGCGGAATCAATGCCGTCATGCCCTCGCCATTCGCTCGAGGTAGCGGGCTGGCCGAGGGAATCACCGAGCGCATTCTGCCCGCGTCTCTCCAGGCTGCGGCCAATGTGCGCGAGAGGTTCGTCCCCGAGTCCGTCAACCGCGCCCAATCGGACCTCATGGGCCGGATCCCAGGAGCGGCTCGCTCACTCGCTCAGGCGGTCAACCCGCCCTCGGAGAAGGTCTCGAGGATGCTGGGCCGGATGGGCCCGAAGATCCCGGGCGTCGGACGGACACCGGGACAGATCATCGGCGAGGACGTTCCCGAAGCGATTGGCTCCTCCATCCCGTTCCTTGCGGGTGGTGGGGTTCCTGGGGCGGCTGCGGTCGGCGCTCTGTCACAGGCTGGAAATGACTTCGCCCGCGTCAAGGAACAGACGGGCGACGAGCGCAAGGCGTGGACGGCCTACGTCGCGGGGCTGCCTTCCGGAGCAACCGAAGCCCTCGATGCCTCAATCGCGGGCGGCCAGCTATCGCGCATCTCGAGGAAGCTCGGGGGCGGGTTCCTGGCTTCGCTCCTCGTCAATGGTGCCGCCGAAGGGCTCCAGGAGGGCTCACAAGGCGTGCTCCAGGAGTACGTCGATTCGAAGCTGACCGGATCCGAAAAGGACTTCCTCCAGACCTTCGCTCACTCCTTCCTCGTCGGCTCCATTACCGGGGGCATCCTGGGAGGGCCTGGGTCGATCGAGGATCACGCGGGCGGGCAAGCCGAGGCCGAGGGCGTCTCGAGGCGCGAGCGCGTAGGGGCCCGTACAGAGCCCGTGGAGAGGGAGCCCATGGAAGGGCTCTCGCCCGAGGCAACGACCGAGCTGGAGACGTTCGCGGAGCAGGCCAGGAAGGCCAAACCCCAGGAGGACGAGGAGGGAAACGTCCCCCGTGGGATGCCCTTGCCACTCTCTGCCTCCGAGGGGTTGCGGGCGGTCAAGCCGACGACGCCGGCCGAGAAGTTCGCGGCAGAGCTGTTCGGCAAGGCCGGGAAGGAAATGCTCCTCGTCGAGCGGTCTGGAGGCGGGCGGCTTGGACTGGCGGGCAAGGTCTCGGGGGACGGCAAACGCATCCTCCTGGACGCGCACGCGCCGGCCGAGGCCATGTTCGAAGCGGCTGCGTTTCACGAGCTGCTCGCCCACTTGGGCGAAGGGAAAGCCCTCTACGAAGCCTGGAAGGCCAACGATCCCGAGGGAATGGCCCTAGCGACCGAGCAATCCCGCGCTGACCATGCCAAGGCGGGCGTCCCCTTCGAGGAGGGAACCGATCTCGCCGAGGAGGAGGCGGTCGGGTGGTATGCCGAGCAGGCGGTCGGATACCTAAAGTCCAGGTTCCAAAGCCCTGAGGCGCTCGCCCGCGCCTTCGAAGCGAACCCGGGGCTCGCACGCAAGATCCTGGACTTCCTTCGGGATCTCATGTCGAAGATCCCAGGTCTGAGAATCCAGTCGTCAGAGGCGCAGCGCTGGAACAAGGCGAAACGGGAGTTCGCGCTGACGGGTTTCGAGAAGGGCAAGGACGCCGCCGTGATGAAGCGGGCGGCGGATCTAGCCTTCGAGGCATATGGAAAGCTGCGCGAAGCGGCGGCCAAGATCCCGGAAGCTCCCGCTCAGGTCGAACAGGTAAAGGCCGAGGTGCGATCGGAGCCGGAGAAACCCGGGGGGGGGCTGGCCGAGGTCGCACCGGAGCCCCAAGCACAACCGATCGAGGCTCCCGGGCGCGCGGGCACGGCGGTGCTCTCTCCCTCCGCTGAAACGTCCGCGCGTCCGGTCGAGTCTCGCAAGCCCAAGATGGCGGACAAGATCCGCGAGCGGGCGATCACGCGGGGCGGGCTCCAGGAATGGGTGCGCGCCAAGGGCGGGATCAAGTGGGACATGGCCGAGGGCCGCGAGCTGGCCGGCACGTTCTCCACGAAGGAACACGGCAAAAACCCATTCGGGCTCGGGCCGATCGCACACACCGAGGGCTCTATGCGGGGCCGTCCGTGGGAGCAACTGAAAGAGGCCGCGTTCGAGGACAAGTTTTTCCCAGGCTTCGAGAGCAGCGCCGAGGTTACCTACGCCGATTTCTACGAGGCGCTGTCATCGAACCGCAAGCGCACACCGGAGATCGAATCGGAAACCGAGAAGGCACAGAGAGAGGCGAATGAGCGCGCGATGCAGGGATTGAGCCCGCGCGAGTTCGCCAAGCGGATGAAGGAGAAGCGGCTGCGCGACGAGGTTGCAGCGCGGCGCGAGGAACTCAAGGCCGAGCGGGCCAGGAAGAAGGGCGAACGCGAGTCACGGATCGAGCGCAATGCAATTGCCAGGGAGGAGGAGCTTCCTCCGAATCAGGCTGTGGAAGGAGTCCCGTTCGCGGTGCCGCGCGAAGAACCTTTTGCGCAGATGCCCAAGGGCAAGATCATCGGGCACGACATCAACGGCGATCCGATCTACTCCAAGCTGGAGCGCGGCGACGCGCCCCGCGTGGACGCAGGAATCAAGAAGGCGAAAGCGTCCCAAATTGGGATGTTCGACGAGCAGGGCGGGCTGTTCGAGAAGCAGGCCGAGGAGCGAGACGCGGGGCGCGGTTCGAGGTTCGCCGTCGCCCGCCCGGATTCCCTCGGCTTCCGCTCCGCGCTCGAGGACGCCGCCGAGGAGAAGCTCTCGGGCAAGATGCCGGCTGCTCAGGTTCTCAAGACGCTGGAGAACGTGGCTGGGGTGAAGCCCGAAGAGGTCGAGTGGAGCGGGCTGCGGGACTTCCTCAAGGGCAAGCTCATCGTGACGAAGCAGGAGGTCATGGACTACCTGCGGATGAGCAACGTGAGGGTGGAGGAGAAGGGGCTTGGATCGCCGCCGACTGGATCCGTGGCTCGCTTGCGCGGCATCGACCAGGAAATGAAGACCGTCAGCGATGAGCGACTAGCCTTGCAGCAGGAGAAGCGCAGCGGGGGCTATGAGCACTTCGACGAGCCACCTGACTGGATCAAGCGGATGAAGGAGAACACGGAACTGGGCGATTCTCTGCTTGCCGAGCGCAAAGAGATCGAGGACAGCATCCGTTCATCCAGGGGCAAGTTTGAGCAATACCAAACCCCCGGCGGCACCAACTACCGCGAGCTGCGACTGACGCTGCCGGAGGCGAGAGACGCCGAGACGGTGTGGGAGGTGTGGAGGCCAGACCGGAACAACACCGGGCAGAGCACCGTTTGGGCACGCTACACCAACAAGGCGATGGCGGACCAGGTCGCCGCGCGCGAGAACGGCGTCGTCGTTCAGGCCACAGAGGAGCGCGGCCGTCCGTCCTTCACCGGCGGCCACTTCTCCGACACCCCCAACGTCCTGGCCCATATGCGGGTGAACGACCGCACCACGGCGGACGGGAAGCGGATGCTGTTCCTGGAGGAGATCCAATCGGACTGGCATCAGAAGGGCGACAAGGCCCGCCGTTCGGAGATCAAGCGCCGACTCACAGAGAAGGGGATCAAGCCCCCGGCCAAGGGTGAGAAGCCATCACCGGAATATGAGGCTGTGCTGCGGAGTGTTCCGGAGTGGTTTGGGTACGCGAAAGCCAGGGACGTAAACATTCCCGCGCTCGACGCCCGTGCGGAAGAGACCGAGGCCGCATTTGCGGCGCTGGCAGAGCGAGCGCGGCGAGAGGCGACCAGCGCGAGCGGGATGCGCGGACTGTCCGACACGCAAATCTCCAGCGCGACGCGCCTGAATGCGTGGCGCGGAGACGCCATCTCGGAAGACCTCAAGGCTCAACTCAAGGTTGCCGTAGAAGAAATGGACGCGGCTCGGCAGGCCCGCGAGGATGCGCGGCCGAGCGCGGCGGCCGTCCCCGACGCTCCTTTCAAAAAGACCTGGCACGAGTTGGCCTTGAAGCGAGCGATCCGCTACGCCGCCGAGAACGGCTACGACTCTGTGGGATGGACCACGGGGGCGATGCAGGTTGATCGCTACAACGAAGCGATGCGGCAGAACGTGGACAAGATCGAGGTGGATCCGCGCCCGCGCATTCCCGAGATGCAGCTCGCCGAAAATGTGACTCAACCGGGGAAGTGGGACATTCAGAGGCAGGACCGATCAGGAAACTGGATTGTATGGGCCACATACGACACCGAGTCAAAAGCGCGTGCCGATATGGTGCGCGAGCGATTCTCCCTGATTGGCCAGGGAGAGAAATACATGAAGGATTCCGGGCGTATCTACGTCCGCGCCTGGAAGAACGGAGCCGAGAAGTTCGGAGCCGAGGTCCCGCTGGAAGGCTCGACGCAGATCCACGGCCACGACGCCTCGCTAGAGGATGTCGTCGGAAAGGATCTCGCCTCCAAGATCCGCGCGAAGCCGGGAGAGAAGCAGTCCTTCGAAGGTGAAGGGCTGATGATCGGCGGCGAGGGGATGCGCGGCTTCTACGACGTGATGCTCCCCGCCGCAGCCAACAAGATCGGCAAGGTGGGAGGAGCGAAGGCGGGGATGGCGACGATTGAAGGAAAGGCGACGCATGGCAAGGCGGCTGGCGCTGACGAGGCTCTCGCCGCGCTTCGCAGGAACGACAATCTCGGGTTCGATACAACGCGGCAGGCGGCGGAAGCCATCTTGGCGCATCCTGATTGGGCTACGCGGTGGGAGATCGTCGGAGAACTTGATAAGCAGAACCTCGCAGAGTGGCGCGCGAATAAGCTCGGAAATACGGTCCACTCTCTAGATATCACCCCCGCTCTCCGCTCCGTGGCGATGGAGAAGGGGTTTGCGCGCTTCGCCGTTCCCCGCGCCGTAGCCAATGGCGGCTTCGACGTAGAGGAAGAGGGCCGCGCCGACACGATCTATCGCGTCATGGCAAACGACCTGGAGCCGCTCGTGCGCGCCGAGAAACAGGCGCCGAACAAGCTCCAGGCTCCCGGTGGAGAGACGCTCGAGACCGCGCTCTCGCGGATGCCGGGGCGGATCTACGCCGGAGGCGAGAAGCTGAATGCGAGCTTCGTCAAGCCGCTCAAGGCCAAGCTGCGCGAGTTCAAGGTCACGCGGGAAGAGGCGGACGACGCGCTCCTCGACCTCTCCGCGCCCAAGGCAAACGAGACGCTCGCCAAGCGGCATCCCAGGAAGTTCGGCGACGAGCTGAACCCGGGATCGGGAATCCGAACCTCGGAAGCGCAGGCCCGCACAGCGAAGCGCCTCGCCGGGAAGGATGCCGAGTTCTACCGCTGGCTCCAGGACTGGAACCGCAGGCTCAACAAGCATCGCCTCGACACACTGGAGGACGGCCAGCTCATCTCTTCCGAGCAGAGGGCGGGATGGGTCGAAGCCTGGGGCGAGGACTACGTTCCCTATCGGACGCTCGAGGACTCGGCCGGCGAGCACTTCGGAGGAGGACCGGGGCTAGGTGTCTCGGGGCCGGAGTCGATGCGCCGCGAGGGCCGCACGACCAAGGCGGACAGCCCGCTCGCCTTCTCGCTCTCTACGGCCCTCAGAGCCATTGAGCGGGTCGAGCGGGTGCGCGTCGGCTCGCTGACGGCTGACCTCGTGCGCCGCAATCCCGGAGCGTTTTGGGGGGTTGTGGACGACAGGGGCAAGGCTCCCGACTCGGCCAAGGTTCTCTCGTTCAAGGAGGGCGGAGAGCAACGCTGGATCTGGACGACGAACGAGCCGCTCGGCGAAGCGTTCGAGCGCCTCGCTGCGGATCCTGGATTCGTCAAGGTGGTCGATCCGGTTCTCCGGTTCCTCCGCAAGACGATCACTCAATGGGATCCGAGCTTCCCGCTACGGAATATGCCGAAGGATGCAGGGGTCGCGACGCTGCGCCACGCGATCCACGGCGACTACAAGGCTGCCGCCGCAACGCTCAAGGGCGCGATCCCGGCGGCGCGTGGAGCGTTCCAGGCATCCCGCGAAGAGGGGGCCGGAGGAGTGTGGGGCGAGTGGTACAGGAAGGCTCGAGACGCGGGAGCCCTGATCGGCTGGAATGAATCGTTCAATCCCGAGGAGCGGATCAAGGAACTGGACCGGGCGGCGAACGACGAAACGAAGCTCCGCAAGCTGGGCGCGTTCATGTCCGATCTCAACAAGGCGACGGAGCTGGGAACGCGCGTCGCGGGGTTCCGCTCGATGGTCGAGTCGGGGATGAGCGAGGCGCAGGCCGCGATGAAGACGCGCCGGATCACGGTGGACTTTGCGCGGAAAGGCAAGTGGGCGCCTGTCTACAACCGGCTCTATCTCTTCTCAGGGGCCAACATCCAGGGCACGAGCGAGATGCTCGGCTCGATCGCGAAGAACCCGGCTCGAGCCGCAACCGTTCTCGGAACCTACGCGGGCGTCGGGTTGATGAACTACGTCCTCTCGCGGATCTTCGGGGACGATGACGAGATGGAGAAGCTGTCGGAGGAGGACAAGGCGCGATTCTTCGGCGTGATGATCGGCAAGCATCGCGTCGGCGTCATGGCTCCCTACGGGTTCAACGTCTTCCCCTACATGGGCTGGAAACTTGGGGAAGTGCTGATGGGCGGGGGCGACAAGAGCGAGGCGGCGGGCAACGTGGCCGCGCAGGCGTTCAAAGCTCTCAATCCCGTCCCCCAGGGAGCGAGCGTCACGATGAGCCTAACGCCTACGCTCGCCCGTCCGTTCGAGGAGATCGCCGAGAACCGAGACTTTGCCGGCCGGCTGATCGCGCCTCCCGAGAATCCCTATGCGCGCGTCCAGACGCCGGCCCACCTACGCAAGTTCCGTGGAGTCTCGGCCCCGGCCGACACGCTCACCACGGGACTCTCCAAGGTTGGGATCGAAGTCTCGCCGGAGTGGGTTGAGCACTTGGGTAAGGCGGCGACCGGAGGCGCAGGGACGTTCTCAGGCCGCTTTGCCGACTCCATCCTCAAGACGGTCACGGGCGACCTGGGCGAGATGCGCCTGTCGGACTTCCCGATTGCCAGGCCGTTCGTCCAGCAACCGGCTCGTGGTGCCTCCGCCCGGATCTTCTACGAGAACCTGGAAAAGATCGCTCAGGAGGAACAGAACAAGAAGCTCGGCGAGGACTTCGATGCTGACGTACTCAAGTGGGCGAAGCTGTCGAAGCTGATCGAGAAGCAGATTGGCAAGCTCAAGGAAGCGCAAGACAAGACGAAGGACGACGAGGCGCGGAAGAAGCTCGACGAGCGGATTGAGTTCCTGCGCGGTCGGCTCAACTCAGCGATGCGGGGGAAGCCGGTCGAGGCGCGCTGAACGGGCTGCGGCTCTCGGTGGATTAGGCGGTGGGCTTTGGCCCCATCCGAAACAGGACGAGCATCGCCTTCTGTGCTACGGACTCGGCCACGAACACGGCGTGCTCTGCCATGTCGTGCTCGCCGTGCCAGTCGCCGAGGGTGCTTGTTGGCGCGCCGCCACCCAAGTCCATTCCGATTGCGCGCAGCCGCCTGGCAAGCTCGATGATCTCCTCTGACGCTTTTCTAACGTCCTTCACGGCAGGCCCTCGTCGAAGTCTCTGCCGGGCGGGCCCGCTGGGCCGGGTGGTCCCGGAGGACCAGGAACGCCCATGTATCCGGTGTTGCCGCGCTTCAAGATGAAGGCGACGCCGCAGCCGGCGCCGAAGGCAACGCCGATTGAGACGAAGATCAGGAGGAGATCACTCATCGCGAGATCCTTTGAAGCCAGCGCCGCCGCATGTGGCAAGCGTTACCCCATGTGACAAGGCGGAGCTTCCACGGGCAGCCCGACATGAGGCAGAAGACGGCCCACATCGAGCGGATGTGGAATTTCTCCATCTCGGCGGACCACGTATACCAATCTAGCTCGCTCACGGCTTCGCCACCTTCGGCGGCCTCCCTCTCGATCCCTTGCGCCAGGGCTTCGAGCCCGACCGCGCGCGCGCCACGCGGCGAGCCACTTCGATGCATACCTCGCAGCGGACCTTGGAGCTTTTCGACAGGGCGCGCTTTCCACACGTTCCACAGCGGCCGGCGGCGATGCGGCGGGCCTGGTAGTCCGACTGGCGGGAGGTCATGCGGGCTCCGGTGGGTGGATCTTGACATGGCAGCGGCGGCATTCGAGCCAGTACGGCCAGGCAATGCCGAGCCCTAGGTTCTGCTCATACAGTTGCCACTTGTGCCAGGATAGCGAACATCCGAACGGCAGCCGACCGAGCGCGCGCAGCCGTTTGACGCGCCGAAGCGGGCCGAGCGAGGCGAGCAGGAACCTCTCGCGGCGCACCGCTTCCGCCTCATGGCGCTGGCGCACCCAGTTATCCATGATGCTGAATGCCTCGTCGGCGTCGCTCACGGCTTCTCATCTCCTACCGGGCTGCCGGCCGAGGACTCGGAGCGGCGGCGGTCGCGCTCGGCGAGCATTGAGTCAGCGATTGCGTAGCACGCGGCCGGCGCGCGCCTCGCGATGTCATCCCATAGCCAGCCAGCCTTTTGCGCATCTGCGGCCACGGCCGGCAGCGCCGCCAGCGCGGCTTGGTCCAAAAACCGGAGCCGCTCTAAGGTCTCCGTCTCCAGGTACACGGGGCCGAGTCGGACGGACTCGCCCGGGCCGAGTGACGGGCTCTGTGAAGTCCAGCCGGATAGGGGTTCGCTCATGCGCTCATCCTATCCCCGTCCGCGTCCCGGTTCTAGTTCCGCCCCGGATTTTTCGCTTGACTAGGCGGCCGGGGCTGGCGATGCTTGGGGGGTCGATCGGCCACCCCTCCGGCAATCCCGCCGGGGGCCGCCCCGAGAGACGCAAGGAAGACCATGAAGCCCGAATCAAAAGTTGGAGCCCCGTGGGATGGAGACCCCGCCGATCCGGCGGAAGCCTTCGCGAAAAGACAGGCCCTCGAGAAGCTGCGCGAGAAGTTCCCGCCCGCGTCCGTGGGAAAGCTGCCGCGCGCGACCTCGAAGGATGCGAAGCCCGGCCGGTGCCGGGAGTGCGGGGGGTGGCACAAGCTCCCCGCCGTTCACCTGGACTACGTCGGGCACTCCCAGGTCACGGACCGGCTTCTGACGGCGGACCCCTACTGGGACTGGAGCCCGCTCGCCTTCGACGAACACGGGATGCCGCGCTTTCTCATCAACGGTGACGGCGACCCGATCGGCCTGTGGATCAAGCTCACGGTCTGCGGCGTGACGCGCCTCGGATTCGGATCCGTGGAGGGCGGCGCCTTCGATCCCGAGAAGCAATTGATCGGGGACGCGCTCCGCAACGCGGCCATGCGCTTCGGCGTCGCGCTCGACCTCTGGAGCAAGAACGAGCTGGAATCGAACGTCGATGTGGACGCTCCGACGACGAGCGCGCAGGTCGTCGCCGCCGCCATCGCCGATCCCGTGTGGGATCCCAAACCGCAAACCCCGGATGGTCAAGCAGGTCTCCCGCTTGCTGCGGATCGGAACTCCACCAAGCAACCCAGGATCATCCGGGGCGTTCCCATTACCGTGCCCGAAACCTGGGACTGGATTCGCGTGCTTCAAATCAAGGGGAAAGGCCCCTACTCGAAGCTGACCTGGGCCGAAGTGGACACCCAACCGGACCCGTCGCCCTTCACGGAATGGCTGGAGAAAGGCGTCGCGGAGATCCTGCTCGACCACAACAAGGCGATCGACGCGGGCCGGAAGAACGTCCCGCTGCCGGCCGCGCAGAGAGCTTTGATCGCGTGGCAGCGCCTCCTGGATCGGCGTGCGGGGATCACGGAAACGCCGTCCATCTGCCCGTTGACCGAAGAGGAAATGGCGGCGGCTGACCGCGCCGCAGAAATGGAGCCGTCGTGAGCTTGACGTTATACGCGCTTGCCGACTCCTACATGCGCCTCCAGGAAATGCTGGCGGCGGGCGAGATCGACGATGCGACCTTCACGGACACGATGGCCTCGCTGGAGGGAGACATCGTCCTGAAATGCGACAACATCGGAGCGATCTTGCGCACGCTCGAACTCGAAGCCGATGCGTTCCGGTTCGAGGAGCTTCGCCTGGCCGAGCGGCGCAAGGCCCTGGAGGCGAACCGCGAACGGCTGCGACGCTATGCCCTGTTCGAGCTGGAGCAGATCGGCATGAAGACGGTCAAGGGGCCTAGGTTCTATCTCTCCGTCACGGTCAACCCGCCCAAGTTGGTCGTTGACGACGAACAGAAGCTCCCCGAGGACTTCTGGATCGAGAAGCGCGAACTCGACAAGGCCGCCGTGGCCGCCGCCCTCAAGGCCGGAACGGAAGTCCCTGGGGCCCACCTGGAGCAAGGCCGCTCCCTCCGAGTCAAGTAGAGCGCCGCCACGCTCTCCACGCGGGCCGCTCCCGGATAGTCTCCGTGGGTGGCTCGCCCCAAACATGAAGCTGCGCGCACTTAGCCTCTGCTCCGGGATCGGCGGGCTGGACCTCGGCCTCGAGCCCTGGTGCGAGCCCGCGCTGTTCTGTGAGATCGAGCCGTTCTGCCGCGACATCCTCTCCCAACATTTCCCAGGAGTCCCGATCCATGACGACCTCCGAACCCTTGACGGGCGAGCTTGGCGCGGGCGCGTCGATATCGTCGTCGGCGGGTATCCCTGCCAGCCCTTCTCGCAAGCTGGAAAGCGGCTCGGGGCCGACGACCACCGGCACCTCTGGCCCGAGATCCGACGAATCCTCGAGCAATCCGGAGCCCCCCTCGCCTTCTTTGAGAACGTCCGAGGACACCTTTCGCTTGGGTTCGCCGACGTGCTTGGCGACCTTGCCCGTCTCGGGTTCGATGCGGAGTGGACTGTGCTCGGAGCGGACGACGTTGGGGCACCGCACCGAAGAGATCGACTCTTCATTCTGGCCTACCGCCAAGAGTTCGACAGGAGACTACAGCTACTCGGGCGGGGACCCGACGAAGCCGATTCTGAACCCGGAGGGCGCGGCGAAGCTGTGGCCGACGCCGATGGTGCCGAATGGAGGCCGCCGCAATCCTCCGGGAACATCGGACACGGGCGCAGCGCCCGACGGCCGGAAGAAGCAGGTAGACCTAGCGGAGATCGTTCGGAGGTGGGCGACGCCGGACGCCTCCGGGATGGCCGGTCGCAACCGATCGGACTCGCCGGGAGCCTCGCTCCGCCCGCAGCTTGGCCTCCAGGCCCGGCTGATGGCGACGGCTGGCGAACCTGGATCGCAGAAGGCGGTCCTCAACCCATTCTTCGTAGAGGCGTTGATGGGTCTCCCGCCTTCGTGGACCGTGCGAAGCGCCTCAAGGCCCTAGGCAACGCTGTGGTGCCCGCGCAGGCCCGCCTCGCCTTCGGGCACCTCCTAGCTCGTGCGCGACGAGCCTAGGCCATCCTGGGCCGCTCCCCAGCAAGGGGGCGGCTCGCGGCTTTCCATCCTGGGAAGGAATCAGGGCCAGCCGCCTCTTGAGGCCGGCCGGCCATGGGTGCGATGGGTCTCCTGCCTCCGTAACTGGTCCTCTTATTTAGGCTTGCGCTCCGCCGGGTGGGAATCCGCACGCGGACGGTTGCACGCCGGCCGGAAAGAGGGTCAATTCCGGAGGTCGGGCTTGGCAGCGGGGACTTCTTAAGGGACCCCGCGCCGCCCCGGCAGCAGACATGAGGGCTAGCTCATCCTGCGGCCGTTCGGGCGCGATCTTAGCGTCCTGCGGGCCGCGCGCCATACCCAGGAACACGGATTCCACACGCTTTCCACAGCCCGTGGAGAAGCCGCCCTAGCGCCCCCTGGAGCGCGCCGTGGCGACCCAAATGCGCGAAAACAACGTGGGGTCTAGGCGGGGCCCGGAAGGGCGGACGGCACTTGGAACCACCGGAAGGGGCCGCGAGGCCCTGGGGGCGGCGGACGCGGGCAACCCGTCCGGCGCTAAGCGGGCCGGTGTAAAACGAATCCGCTTGGGTCGCTCCTCCTGCCCTCGTGGCTCCGGTCACGGGGGGAGGGGGGGTCTGGACCCGTCGCCGTCTCCCAGCCTCCGCCTCCGGAGGGCGAGCCCCTAGGCGAGCCCGCATCCTCCTCCCCCTCAAGGGCGAAGCCCGCCCGATGGAGTCAAACCCGAGCCCGTAAGGGCGAAGGGATCAAAGGTCTAGACGCACGGAGTACTTGTTCTTTCCGATGATGGCCTCAGACGGCCCGATCCACATGGCTTCGATCCAACGCTTCTGGCCGCGCACATTCTTGAACCGCTCGGAGTGGAAAGTCCGCCAGTGTCCACGGCGTTCATGCGGGGCGACTGTGCTTCCAGGTTCGCGGCACGGATTGGGAAGCATGAGACGGCGGCGGATCTCGGCCGGATCGAGCACGATGTAGTGAGGTCGCCACGGCGACCGCTTGATGATTCCAGGCTTCGGATCCGGGAGCCCGACGAGTGGCGTTTCCTGGAGCACGAACTTGGACGGCGCTGTTATCCACAGGAGATCGGCGGCGGCCTTGACGAGGCTGATGTATCCGATCGCGTCCTGGCCGATGTCAATCTGACTTTGTAGCTCGACGACGCGCTTGTGCGCCCGATCGAGTTGTCCTTGGATTTCTGCCCGCGTGATTGTTCCTGCCTCCACGCGCGCCTTGAGGCTGCCACCCCATTCGTCCGCTGACTCCACTTCAGCCGTGGCGTGGTCCTTTTCATCCGCCCTGCCAGCCGTGTACGCCGTGACATCCGCAGGGGCTCTTTCCGAGCATGGAGTGAAGCCTCTTCGCCCCGATCTCCACGAACGGATGGAGATGAGGTCAACGAAAGAGAAGCACGTTTGCACGGCGAACGGCGGCGTTCCGACAACACTCTCCGACCAGCCGCGCGGGAAGAATCGAGCGGTTCCCTGGCTGATTGTTACGTCGCCATCGGCCTTGTGCGCGATGGCAATGGCGAACTGAAACACACCCGGCTCGCCTGTGTTAGAGAGCATCTGGCAGAGCTGTCCGGACGTTTCGCGCTGCCCGGCGTGCTCCATCGCAATCGAATCGAACGGGAGGTGAATGTTCTCCGCGATCCGGACGCTATCCGCCCACGCCTCGGCCGCTCTGGCCGCGCGGTCCTGAGTCGTCGCCTCATCTCCAACGTCGTCGATGCGGAAGATTCGCGCCGCATCAACATGGCGCCGAAGGGATGGGATCGAGCGCTCGGCTGCTCGGCAGAGGGTGTCGAACATCATGCCACGAGATTACCTAGGCAGATGCTTGACGGCAAGCCCTCCTCTTCCTAGCCTCCAGGCATGACGAAAGCCGAGATCCGAAAGCACGCCGCCGCGATGGGTAGGAAGGGCGGTAAGGCCCGGGCCCGCTCGCTCACAGCCGCTCGAAGGTCCGAGATCGCCAGGCGGGCGGCGAAAGTACGCTGGAGCAAGTCCCCGTGAGCGCCCCCCTCTGCGCCTTCTGCTCCCGCCCGATCCCACACGGGGCTCTAGCGTGAAGCCGTACTATGAGGACGCGGCGAGCGGGATCGCGATCTACCACGGGGACTGCCGGGAGATCCTGCCGAGCATCAAGGCGGATGTTGTCGTGACGGATCCGCCGTATGGGATAGGGTTCTCGGAATACGAGAGTCACGTTGACACGCGTGAGTCCTACCAGGAGACGCTTCGTGGAGTGTGGCTGGCCGAGGCGGCAATCTCTAACGGATGGTGCGTCGTCTACCAGAGTGCGACCACGGCCCGGGACTGGGCGACATGGTTTCAGCGTGCGTGGCGGATTCTCGCCATTCCCAAGACGTTTACCCAGGTGCATCCGGGCGCCGCTCTTCTATGGGCCACGGACTACGCGCTGTTTTGGCCTGTCGGAACGCCAACATGGCCCGAGAAGGGTTCCAGGCCGCGCGACTGGTACCTAGCCGAGACGAGCGACATGAGCCAGCGCGTCAAAGGGCACCCGTGCCCGCGACCGCTAAACGCCGTTCGCTACATCGTCAACGGCTTCTCGGCGCCTGATACATTTGTTCTCGACCCCTTCATGGGCTCCGGCACCACGCTCGTAGCCGCGAAGCTAGAAGGCCGTCGCGCAATCGGCATAGAAATCGAGGAAAAGTATTGCGAGATCGCAGCCCGCCGCCTCGCTCAAGGCGTTCTTCCCTTCTCGGAGGTACATCCATGACAGCCCCGAAGTGCGGGTATTGTTCTAGGCTCATCCCCCGGCGCCCGAAGGAATCCGAGAGGGCGCACGCGCGCCGCCGGTTCTGCAACGCTACCTGTTCGAAGAAGGGCAGCACCTTTGGCAAGCCTATGAGCTTTGATGGGAGGAGGTGGGAGAAGTGAGCATTGTTCCTTTCGCGGTGCGCGTGCGGCTGCGGGATACGCAGACGGGAGAGACGCGCGAGTTTGAGTGCAAATACGATCACATTGGGTGCGGGCCAGACAACGCGCGGTACATCTGGACCGAAGGTAACTATTCATGCGATTGCAACCGCTCGCTGTCCTTTGGAGTGAGCTTCGAGGACGCGAGGTGCGGCGATGGTCGATATGAGCTGGATAGGCTTGAGACGTTGGGCGGGACTAACTTGCTGGAGGAGTGAGCCATGACCGAGGACGAGCTGCGGGAGATAGAGGAGAGGGCCGCGAAGCCGAAGGAGTCGGCGGCGTGGATCCACGGAACAAACCTCCACATGGGGCAGACGATCGAGGTGCATGAATCCGCGTGGGTGACGGCCGCCCGCTCTGACGTACCCGCTCTGTGCGTTGAGGTACGGAGGCTCCAGGAACTCGAGCGGCTTGCGCTGGCCTGGTACAGGGCGGGCTTTGAACAGCCGGAAGCCGACGCCGCCGAATGCGCGCTTGAAGGCTGGATTGTGGCGCGCGCCGCCGCCCTTCGCGGAGATCCGGCCCCATGAGCCGCCGTCGCGGTCCCGAGGAGTACGACGGGCCCGAGCCGCCGCTGTTCGCGATGGTCCGGCGGACGGATCCCGTTACGAGCGAGCTTGCGGCGGAGGACGCTTTGGTAAACGCCTCGACGCACCGGCGCCGCGTTCTCGAGGAGCATCGAAGCTGTCCGGGCGGCCTTACGGACTTCGAGCTGGCCGCGCGTCTCGGCCTCCAGCAAACCTCCGCCGGCAAGCGGCGCGGGGAGCTTCGCGACGCCGGGCTCGTCTACGATTCGGGAATCAAGCGCCCCGCCCCGTCCGGCTCCATGGCGATCGTGTGGAAGGCCGTCTGAGAATCTGATTTTTCGCTTGACGCGGCCGGCTCGGCTGCCGACAGTATCCCTGGAGGTGCAAGCATTGGCACAGAGAGAGACCAAACTGAGCGAGGAAGACTACGACCGCCTTTCGGAGATCGCCGTGCGCCGGCTGGCCGAGCTGGAGTTCGACGAGGAGGAGTCCGAGCTGATCCTGGGGCTGTCCCGAGAGAACAAGGTCGGGAGCACGCGGGAGTTCATCGGGGGATGGTCCGAGGACAAGGGCGTGATCGCGGG